GCTGGTAGGTGCCGAATCGGCCTCAGGCGGCTTAGACGGGCTTCTAGGGGCCTCTCCTGCCTTCGTGCGTTTGATGTCATGGCCGGCCATTTCACGGTCATATTGGCGGTTAATGACCTCGTCCGCCGTTGAGATCGAGCCGGCGGTGCCGATGCCCATGAGGCCGAGGGCACGGCCGAGCGCCGAGGTCGAGGCGTTCATCATCTCGCTGTCGCGTGTGTAGGGACTTCGCCCGGGAATGCTCTCCCAAGCAGCTGCGGTGCATGGAATGGTGTCCGATGGGTCCCGCCAAACGGTGATGGTGACCTCAATAAAGGTCGAGTCGCCCACCTGGACGACCTTTGGAGGCGCTTCGACAACGCGCAGCTCGGGCCAACGCTCGAGGGCCATGGTGAGCCGTTCGTTGACGGTGACGTAGCCGTCGAGTTTGAATGCCATCAGATTGACCTCCAGATTGTGAGCCGTTGGCCGTGGCCGTGCTCGTTTGTTCGTCGGGACTTGCAGGTTCGGTCGGTTGCTTCGATCAGGCCGGCGTTCGCTGCTTTGTTGAGCCTTGAGGCGAGGCCTTTGGTGACGGGGAAGTCTTTGGGGAGTCGTTCCCAAATGTCGTCAGCTGTGAAGTACGGCTGGAAGTAGGCGCATTTGCGGATTGCTTCGTCGACTTGGGCGACCTCGAGGTCTGTCCAGCGGCGGGCGGCGGCGGCTGAGGCGTCCATGCCTCGTTCAAATGGTGAGAACAAGTCCATGACGCTGCTCACTTGCAGTAGTTACCGGACGCGCTCCAGGGGGACCAGGGGCAGCGATAGTCAGAGTTGACTGCTGCCAAGTAGATGAGCCGGCCTATGAACAGGTTGACGGCGGGCACATACAGGGCCTGTTTGTCGTGGCCGAGGCTTTTGACTAGGTGCTGCCATGTCGCCCAGTTCACTTGAACGAGGCCGTGGTCTGCGCCGTTCGTCGCGTCAGCCTGGCATCGTGACTCGCGCCACATGACTTCGTCGAGTGTTGGGAGCAGCTCGGCGGGCCAGCCCATCGCTGCGGCGGTGGCCCACCATTCCGGGCACTTAGCCCCATCAGCCACGGAGGTATCCGTCGTGCTCGGAATGGTGAGCCTGACCTCGGGGGCATCCGCCGTCGTGCTCGTCACGGGGTCCGAGGTCGAGGTTGTCGTACCGGCCGGCTCAATGATGATGGGTCGGGCGTATGGGACGACTGTGTCTTGTGTCAGTTCGGCTTCGCTGGGCATGTCCTTGACGAGGAAGCCGAGCGGGCCGAGCGTGAGTAACGCAAAGAGCAGAACCTTCATGGAATACCTCCGATTTGGTGATGGGAGGCTCATGGTAAGCAGAACCCTGCGACAGGGTCAAGTGTTTAGGTCAGCAGAGGCCCATGTTGCCGGCGGTTTGGGGTCCGACGATTCCATCGACGGTGAGGCGGTTGTCTTTTTGGTATTGGCGGACACGCCTGTCGGTGTTCGATCCGAAGTCGCCGTCGACGACGATCAGTTTCCTCGAGGTCGAGTTTTTGTAGCCCCGGTCACGGAGCACCTGCTGTACCTGGCGGACGTTGTCGCCCTGGTCGCCGAGCCGGCATGTTTTCCATGTCGGTTTGCCGGGGGCCGGCCGTGGCTCCGGTGCTGGTTTTGAGCTGGGGATCGGGCCGGCGGTGCCGATGCGTTCCTCGACGCTGCGGGCGTCGGCCCACGCTTCGGCGGTCGTCTCAATGTGCAGGTGGTCGTTTTTGGAGCCTGGGGGCCGTTCGATCCAGCCTCGACCTGACTGCCAGTAGCGTTTCGCCCAGTAGTCGTGGATCCGTTGGATGCCGAGGGCGTCGGCGTGATGCTCGAGGAACGGGATGACCTCGTCGACGATGACGGAGCGGTGAGGGCCGCCTCGGTAGCTCATGTCTTGAGCTGCGCCGAACGCATGAGCTGACCAGCGGTCTTTGTTTGAGCCTTTGATCTTTCTGACGCCATAGCAGCCGAGGTTGGTGAGGCTCCAGCGTTGCTGGCAGTAGGCGAGAATCATCTGCAGGTTTGGTGAGCAGGTGTCGAACGGTGCGCCAGGTTGCCGGCCGTCATGCCAGTTCGTGTACGGCATCGTCAGTCTCCTGTGCTGTGTACGGCGTTGTCGAGGTCTTCGTGCGTGATCGTCCCTTTGTCACGCATCGCGACAGCCAACTGCTGGACGACGCCGAGGACGGCGATGGCGCCTGACATGACCATTGCTTTCCCGGCGTCGACGTCGAGCATGGCTCCGACGCCGACGTTCGGGATCGCTGAGGCGATGAACACGGCGATCAAGCGGCTGATGATTTGTGTGATGTTCGGCATTGTTACTCCGATGCGATGAAGAGAAGGATGGCGCAGAGTGCGCTCAGTCCGAGAAGTAGGAAGGCGTTACGCATTGGGCGGCTCCGGGAACTCTGCGGTGGGGCCGGGTGTCCATGTCGCAGGGAAGTCGCGAAGGGCTTGCCGGTAGTCGGCCCATGCTTGCCGGTCGACTGGTGCGTCAGGGACTTGGGTCCAATCCGACGCCGCCAGCAGACGGTCGCGGTGTGCGCGCATTTGTTCGCTGTAGGTGGCGCCGTATTCTTCGGGTTCGAACATCATCGTCATGCCTTCTCGTAGAAGCCGCTGATAGCGATACGGTCGCCACTCGCCCAAGTGAACGGCACAGTTGAGGTGACGATTGCTTGCGTCGCATATGTGCCACTAGTGGCTATCGCACGAATGATGACCCCCGTAGCGCTGATTTGCCGAACCATTGCCGCGTAACCTGTCGAGCCGTTAGAAAAGTTGGCTGTAAAATGCAAAGCAGAGGAAGCATCATTCATGGCTACAGGCAAAACGAAAACACCAGCCGTCAAAGCAGAAGTACTCCCTAACTCAAACGTAGCGTAGAAAAACACTATTTCGTTGACTTCACAGTAACGCTGGATCAGATTCCCGTTACCTTCGGTAATGTTGTCAAAACCTTTTGTTGCTGGAAAATCCTGCCATGTGCCGATGGCGTTCAGTTCGGCGGCGGTCAACACCTGCCCCGACACGAACGTACCTAACGTCGCCATCACACCACCTCTGGAGGTTCAGGAAACTCTGCAACCGGACCTGGTGTCCATGTGGCAGGGAAGTCGCGAAGCGCTTGACGGTAGTCGGCCCACGCCTGCCGGTTACTTGTCGAATCATCCACCGTTTGTGTCCAATCAGATGCGACAAGCAACGCGTTGCGGTGGATACGCATCCGTTTCAGCCACCATTCCTCAGGTACTTCGACGGAATCAAATTCGGATCTCAAATCCATCTCACGCCACCTCGTACACTAAATCAAAACTCAGAAGGTCACCAGTTGCCCATGTAAAGGGAAGATTATTTGACCATGAAAGGTTCATCGGGTAAGCGGCAGTACGAAACTGCAATGATGCTCCGTTCCTCATCATGACTGCACCGGGGTAGAGAACACTTGACCCAACGTCAAACGCTGTGCAATTTCCGGGGAAAATAATGTCGTTCGTTACCGCTTCCGAGTTTGTCGGGGTTGTGATTTCTATCGTGCCAGTTACGGCGCCGCTTAGAAGGCCGGAAAACCAAACATGAACCAAATTGTTCACGCGAGCGTACCTGGCCGTATATGACGAGAAAGCAATACCTGTAAAACTTGGCGTATAGGTCTGGTATGTGCCGATCGTGTGATTACCAACACCGAGTTTCGTTTCGATCGCTTCGATCGCGTCGTTCGCGTTAGCGTGTTGCGCCGCATGAGACGGCGAGTTCAACGTCGAACTCGACGTCGGGTTCGTGAACGAGTCAAGCGAGGTGGGGTAGTTCGTTGCCATGACGCTCCTAACCTAGCCGATTCCCGACCAGGGTTTCGCCGTCATAGTCGAAACCTAGTTGATCGTACTCGATCGTCGCCTCATCGTATTGGTCGGTGATGTCTCCCAAAATGCCGAGCAGGTCATCATCGAGGACGAATGATTGCCAGTCGACGGCAGGGATCATGTCAAGAATGATCCTGGTATCGGACGGCGTGGCGTTCACCTTTCGGCCGGTGATCACCATCGGAACGTCGACTTGGGCGCCGTTGGTCGCTGTGTAAGTGATCCGGGCAACAGAGAAAGGAACGGTTTGCATGGCGAGCAGGTCGTTCATTTTTGAACGGCCCAAATTGCCGAGCGCCGCCTCTGAGACCGAGGTTCGTGTTTCGATCCGTATGGGAACGTAACGAACCTCGGCCGCGCGTTGAGTCCAAAACTCAGCTGATTGAGTCACAGCCGCTAAGCCCGGTTCGCCGATGTCCAAATAGGTTCGGGCGCGTGAGCCGTAGCGTTCCTCAGCGTCGGTGTTCGTCGAGGTGAACGAATAATATGCGAGGGCGACGCCGGATTGAACGGTGGCGGTTGTTGTAAGCAAGTCGTCCGAGTACCCGATCTCAAGTTTTGAGAACGGTAGACGGGCGTCAGCAGATGTCGTAGCCGACGGGTTCTCGTCAAAGATAACACCACCTTCGGCGAAAGTTTTGTTCAGCGTGTAATCAACGACGTCACACCTGTAGGTGGCGATCCTCGGCGATTGTTGAAAGGTGATGGCGCCGGGGAAATGTACCGAAGGGCCTGCGGGCATAATCACGGTGGCGATGATGTCGTGAGCCGTAACAGATGTGAGCGCCACCATCTGCGTTCTCGTTGAGCCGGTGCCTTGATCGAAACAGACAGGGTTCTGTGTCGCGGTGCTGTCACCAAAATACGGAAGGGTGACTCCCGGACCCCATCCAGCGATTCCTTGTAGCGCTCGGGTCATTGACTCACCCGGGGTTCCTAAGGATCCGACGGCTGGCGCGTCGACGACTTCGCTGCTGGCGGCGCTCAGCCAGTCGACAGCGGTGATTGTCATCGTCGAATTGACGCCGTTGTCGTCGAAACTGATGTCGCGAATCACACCATCGAACACGACGCGTGTCGTGTCGTTGACGATTTGGATTGTTTGGCTGTACCAGTCGAGATACCGGTAGGTGCCGGTCCCTCCGCCCTCGTAAGGGGTGAACCTGCCGTCGTCGTTGTCGAGCGTGACAGTCGCCGATGCTTTGCCGAGCTCTGCGATACCGACCTTGATCTCAGTCGAGAAACCTGTGCACAGGTCCGTCACGTCGATCGTGTGATTGAAGTCGACGATCGTGATCGTGTAATCGGGCCAGGCGGGCATCAGAAACGCCTCAAGCTCGTAACAGGCAGCGCAAGGGCACCGGAGTTTCTGGCGTGGCGTTGTAGCGCTCGGATGACTTCGTCGCCGTCTGTGCCGGCGGGCATGTTGATCGTGATGTTCATGGTGCCGCCCATTGAGCCCATTTTGTCGAGCGGAATGATTGCTTCGGGCCCAGCTTCGCCGACGAGGCCGACGGTAGGGCCGGTAACGATGCCACCTTCAGCGAATGGCAGAATGCCGCTGATCGCTCCGATGGCCGAGGACACGAGACCGGAGCCTGGGATACTTTTGGCTTTGTCGACGACCGTTGAAACGGTGTTGATCGCTGTTCGAGCTGCGCTTATCACAGACTGGATCGCGTCGTAGATCGACATGACCACGGTTTTGATTGCGTTGAACGATGTTTGAAATGCGACTTTCAGGACTGTGGTGGCTTTTCTGATGCCGTCCATGCCACCGAAAACGTTGTCGAACACCCATTTGACAACGGTCCACCATGTCGTGAACGTGGTTCGCAACACGGAGAACGTCGTCGTCACGACGTTTCGGAACGTTTCAAAATTGTTCCAGGCGTAAGCAATGCCGGCGGCGAGAGCTGCGATTCCGCCGATAATCAACGTCACAGGGTTGAACAAGGCGCCGATCGCTGCGACCAGGGCGGCGATCATTGCGAGGGTGGCTGCGCCGGCGAGGACGGCCATGAATACCTTGACGACTTCGGTGTTCTCTTTGAGGAACGTAATGATGCGTTCGATGATGGGCCCGAGGAACTCGGCGAGGTCTTTGATGAGGGGGCCGATGGCGTCGGATACGGATTGCCATGCGTTTCGAAAGGCTGGAATGACGGTGTTATATGCGCGTTCGAGGGTGGGGACGAGGGTGTCGATGAAAAACAGCGACAGTTTCTCAAAGACGGGCAGGAGCGCGAGGCCGACTCGTTCCTGCAGCTGGGAGAACGCGACGCGCATTTTGTCGCTCGAGTTCGCTGTCGCTTCGGCGGTGCCTCCCACCTGTTTTTCGATCGCCTCGAGGATGAGCTGCTGCGCCTTGTAGGTGTTGCCAGACTCGACCAGCGTCGCGATGACCTCTTTCTCGGCTTCGCTGAACGTCACACCAGAACGGGCCAATGCTGAGAGGCCGGCGATCGGATCGTTCAGCGCCTTGCCGAGCGCCACAGCGTTCGACTCGGCGGATCCGAAACCGGCCGATGCCAAGTCGAGAGCTGCCTGAGTGGCACGATCGAAATTGCCGCCGACGTCATTTGCTGACCATGCGAGATCTTTGAAAGTGAGCAGCGTCGCTTGTGCCTGCTTGATCTGATTTTGATCGATGCCGGTCTTGCGAGCCGTCTCGTTTGCGAGATCCTTGAGTCGTTCGGTGACCTCGCCAGTACGTTCGCCGAACAGCCCCATCGACTCGGTGATTTGGTCGATGCGAGCGTTCGACGTTGAGGCTCGTTCCCCGGCCTCGACCAGGTCTTTGCCGACGGCGATCGCAGCGACCGAGACGCCGGCCAGGCCGAGGGCGAGTTTCTTACCGGCCGATGCGAGCCCGTTGAACGCTTTCCCGGCCTTCGAGCCGAACGTCTCGATGTCTTTCTGCGCTTTTTGAAGCTGCGTTTTGTTCCATTCGGAAATGATTGGGACGGTGATCGCCATCAGCGGGCCTCGAGTTCTTTCTGGATCGTGTCCTCCATCTCGGCGATAGCGTCACGAACAGCGTCTTGCACTTCGGGTAGCTTCTTTTCGGCTGCGGGCCACAAGGTACGGGATGCTCTTCCGTTCTCGTCGAGTTTGCGGATCATCGCTTGACCTCGAGCTGCACCTTCGGATCCGCGACCTGTCCCACCCGCACGGCCAGCGATGTCGTAGATTGCGCCGGCAGCCGAGGTGGAGACAAGTGCCAGGAGTCGGATCGTTTCCTGTCGACGGCCGTCGTTGCCACGTTGCGCCGTATTGCGCTGCGATACCTTGATGCCTCGGCGCACCTTGCCGGCGTCGTAGCCGCCCTTCCAGCCGTACCAATTCGTCAAAGGTCTCGCAGCAGGGACGAGGGAGCGTGCTTCGGCCACAAGCGGGTCTGCCGCCTTCTTCATTGAGCGGATGAGCTCTTTCTTGAGCTCGGGATCGACCTTGCCGAGGGTCTTGATGGCGTCGGCCAACCCATCAGCCTCTGCGGCGACTCTGAAGGTTGTTCCTGCCATGCTGCTTTTTCCTGTCGTTGATGACCTCGACCGTAGTCGCTAGGTCTCGTGCCTCGAATGGTATGTCAGGGGGCCACCATCCAATTTCGACAAGCAGCTCTGCTAGTTGTCGGTGAACGGTTCCCCTTCGGTAGGGCCCGCAGCTGCGTCGCCTCCGAGCGACGGGCCATCGACGATCTTCCTTGAGAAGCCGTCGAGTGTGGCTGGGACGACGACCTTTGCGACCTTGCAG